GGTTCAATGAACGATGTTGCAAGATCCCAACTTAATCCAGTTAGGGCTGCAAACTTTTGGATAGCTTGATCCTTGCTCATGTTACCTTTTTTATATTCGACAATAACGTCTATACTGCTTTTGATTTGGGGTTTAACTTCAGCCATTTTCTTACATTTTCTCCTAATACATTTGCACTCATTTTTATTTTTCCTGTTAGAGCTTTTACGATCTTCTCGTCGATTGTGCCCTCGCAAACTAAATCAATATAGGTGACAGGGTTATGCTGACTAATTCTATGTGCACGGTCTTCTGATTGAGCACGGGTTTCAAGATTAAAATCGTTTGTATAATAAACGACTGTGCTGGCCCTTGTCAGCGTTAGGCCACGACCTGCGGTTGCAGGATTTCCAATAAAAAATCTAAGTCCAGAACTCTCAGATTGAAAATCCCGAATTATTCTTTGTCTTTCGTCCTCTGATGTGTCCCCGAAGAATGAAGATGTAGAAGCGTCCCCGAAAATCTTCTTTAATGTTTTTGTAATCGAGATGATATCATATCTAAACCTGGACCAGATAATAATTTTCCCCGAACTTTCCTGACAAATATCCAAGAGTGCATCCAGGCGTTGGGTTGGAAACGATATAAGTTCCCCGTCATCTGTCTTTAAGTGCCCCGAAAGTATCTGTTGCAGCCGAAGCATTTGCGTTATGACCGCAGGTGTTGATACTAAATCTCCGTTGTCCAAGAGCAGTAGTGCTTGTTTTTGTATCCGTGTGTACATATCGAGTTGTTCTTTTGTCATGGAAACATACCTGGCGGTATAGATTTTTTCGGGCAGATCAAGGCACTCGTCCTTTAGAACCCGAAAGCTAAATGCTTCAAGCTTCTTGGTTAGTTCCTCGATGTGCCTAAAGCCAATGATTTGATTAAAGGATTTAGTGCCCATCTTTACATTTTTTAATACAGCGTACCGAGCTTGGAATGCATAGAAGGAGCTGAACCCTAACATCTCTGTGCCTAAGAACTCGCATTGTGCAAATAGATCGAGCGGGGAGTTTGTAACCGGGGATCCAGTTAAAATTCTTTTATACTTAAAACTTCTTGATAATTTAATCAGAGCCTTGGTTCGTTTGGCCTTATGGTTTTTGATCGTGGTTGATTCATCAACTGCTATTAGACCTCTGGCCCCGAACTTCTTTCCAAACCATTCACCTGCTTCCCGACCTCGAATCGAGGAGAAAGCTTCAACGTTCATAACAAACACTTTCATTTTATCTGTGGCAGCACACATTTCTTTGATCTCGTCCTTTCGTCCTTTTGTCATTGGCGACTGCCAACTGGACACAGAGGTAGGGATACTTTCCCAGAAGTGCGCTGGGATTTCTAATTCGAGCCAATTACGATACACACCTTTCGGGGCAATAATAATTGCAAAATCTATTTGATCTTCAGTGTAAAGTCTTGCAATATCATCCAACAGGGATTTTGATTTACCAGTACCCATTTCCATAAGATAGGCAAATGCTGTCTTATTTGCGCTTCTTCGGTACGCCTCTTCCTGGTGTCTATATGGTTTAGTTTTAAATTTGTTGTTGACTTTCATCGATATCCTCCGATAGAGTCACCCTACGGTATTCATAAGAAGCCGTCAACTTAAACCTGAAGAGGATGTACTTGTCATGATGACAGATATTTTTGAAGAAAACCTATTCGCGGAGGCCTCGACACTAGATAAAGTCGATACGCAAACCGGGAAACAACTATCCAACTTGGTTATTAAACTTAACGGCGTAACATCCGAGATTCTTGGTGTTGAAGATAAGTTAAAACAGCTCAAGGCGGAAAAGCAACGACTATCCATTGATATGATTCCACAAGTTATGGATGAAATGGGCATCGAGCGCGTAGATGTAGAGGGAGCAACGGTGACGTTAAAGCCATTTGTTTCTGCAAGCATACCCAAGGATCGGCGCGGTGAAGCTTTTAATTGGCTTCGTGAAAACGGTTTGGACGACATTATAAAGAACGATGTCGTTCTGTCTTTTGGTCGAGGGGAGGACAATGTTGCAGGATCACTAATGGTTGATCTTGAGAACAGAGGCTATCACCCAGAATCAAAGACGCACATTCATGCAATGACTTTAAAGGCTTTTGTCCGCGAGAGAGTGGAAAATGGCTTACCAATTGATCTAGATTTGTTCGGTGCTTTTGTGGCTCGAACTGCTGACGTAAGGAGGAAATCATAATGTCGGAACTTACTACAAAGAAAGAAACTTTACCTGCGAGTTTAATGGACGATTTGTTATCAGGGGAAGGGGCGGATTATGAAGCCTCAGAACTACAGATACCATTCGTGCGTGTAATACAGGCACTATCACCACAGATTAAGAAGAACGACGCTGGGTTTATTAAAGGCGCGTCTCAAGGTGATGCGTTTAATACAGTAACGGGGAATTACTGGAATGGCGAGGAAGGCTTTGAAGTTGTACCTTGTTTTCAACAAACAAAGTATTTGGAGTTTATACCTCGTGATCAAGGTGGCGGTGGTTTTGTTGGAGTGTTGTCTGCTGACGATCCAAGCATTGCCAGGGCGACAAGAACAGGCGGTAAGGAAATCCTACCAAATGGTAATGAGCTAGTGAAGAGCGATCAACACTACTGTATGCTAATAAGTGCGGATGGAATGTATCAACCTGTGATTATTGATATGAAGTCAACCCAACTATCCGTTTCTCGAAGATGGAAGTCACAGATTGCAATGTTGAAGATGAAAGATGCAAATGGAGTTCTTAAAACTCCATCGTTGTTTGCAACTGTTTGGAGACTTACAACTGTCGAGCAAAGCAATGACATGGGTACTTGGTACAACTGGTCTGTAGAAAAGGTTAAAACTATAGACGATGAAGCGTTGCTACAAGAAGCACTTAGTTTCCGTAAGTCAGTTCAAAAGGGTGAGGCCAAGGCGGTAGTCGAGGATCACGGCGACAAAGAAGACGCACCCTTTTAATTAACACGAGGGGGGTCTCTTCGAGGCTCTCCTCTTTTTTACGGAGAAACATATGTCTTTGACAGACCGTTTTATGACGGCATTTAGAGGTTCAGACCTTGCTCACGGACAGACGACGATAGGTAACAAGAGACGGGCAAACGGAAAGACTGACGCAAAAAGTTTTATAGTCAAGCAGCCGTTAACAAAGGATTTAATTGAGGGGCATTTAAAGGGAACAAAGGGCGTTGGATCAATACCAATAAACGATAAGAACCTGTGTAATTTTGGTGTGCTAGACATAGACACCTATCCCATTGATCACCTCGAAGTCTTAAAGAAGTGTCGAAAGTTAAAGTTACCATTGGTTGTTTGTAGATCGAAGAGTGGTGGTGCACATCTGTTTTTGTTTATGAAGACAGAAACAAGCGCGTCCGAGATTCGAGATTACTTAGGCGAGATGTCTGCGGCTTTAGGTTACGCGGGATGTGAGATCTTTCCCAAACAAGATCGTATCCTTGCAGATCGAGGAGACGTGGGTAATTTTATTAACCTGCCGTACTTTGATCAGGAGAATACAGTCCGTTACGCTTTTAAGGATAACGGTGATGACATGACTTTGGAGGAGTTTCTTGACGAGGTAGACAAGAAAAGGATGACAATATCAGGTTTAGAGAAAATTGACTTTGGTACGCAACGGGAACAGTTCTCAGATGCGCCACCTTGCTTACAGATGTTTTTCTCAATGGGCATACCAGAAGGAGCAAGAAACAAGACGATGTTTAATGGTGGGCTATACTTGAAGAGAAAGTTTCCAGATACGTGGAAGAATAAACATGAAGAGTTAAACCAGAAGCATTGCCTACCGCCTTTGCCAGCTAGTGAGATAGTTGGATTGCAGAAGCAGATAGACAAAAAAGAATACCTTTACACATGCAAGGACGAGCCAATGGCAAGTCACTGCAATAAGACAATGTGTAAGTCACGGGCATTTGGTATAGGTGATGCAGAGGCTGTACCGCAGATTGGTGGACTAACGATACTTTTGTCCGAGCCTCGATTGTATTTCTTAGATGTAGACGGCAAGCGTTTAGAGATTACAACAGAGCAATTGCAGATGCCTTTACAATTTCAAAGGGCTTGCATGGAGCAGATAAACTTTATGCCTCCTTTGGCTAAAGCATCTGAATGGCAACCAATGGTCAATGCTTTGTTAACCTCCGCCACAACTTTAGATGTTGCTGAAGAGTTGACCAGTGTTGGTCAGTTCAAAGAACTCCTTGAGGTGTTCTGCATGAGTAGGATTCGAGCTAAGTTTCCAGAAGAGTTGTCTATGGGTAAACCTTGGACAGAGGATAACTACACGTATTTTACGATGAAGGGCTTACAGGAGTTTTTAAGACAGAGGGGTTTTACCTTGTACAATAGACCACAAATCCAACAGAGATTAAAAGATCTCAATGGAAATGAAAGCTGCCACGGTCAGTATAAGGTGAAGACAGAAGGCGGCAAGTGGACAAACATTAGGGTCTGGTGGGTTCCTAAGTTTGAAGCTAACGAGGTAGAAATACCTGCTAATCAAAAGGAGTTAGAAAATGAAGTCCCATTCTAATGAGTGGCGAGACCAGAACTACGTTAAGATTGGAGAGATAGCCGATAAGTTCGGTGTTTCTCGATCAACGATATACAAATGGGTGGAGGAGAAGAACTTTCCAAAGCCTGTTGTATTTGGTGAAGCTAAGAAAAATAGCACAGTAAGATGGCTGGAGACAGATATCCAAGAGTGGATAGACCAGAGACCGAGAGCCAAGGATGAGTGAAAAATTAATCCTTGGGCCTCCCGGTTGCGGTAAAACTTATCGGTTGATTAACATTGTAAAGGAAGAGTTAAGCAATGGAACTCCGCCAGAGAAGATAGGGTTTGTTTCTTTCTCCAAGAAAGCCATCGAGGAGGCTAAGAGCAGAACAGTCGTGCAACTAGGTTTATCTGATAGAGACGTGCCTTGGTTTAGAACACTACACTCTACTGGGTTTCAGTGGTTAGGCATGAAAACCGAAGAAGTTATCTCAAGGTACGATTTTAAAAAGTTAGGTCTGGAGTTAGGCTTGATCTTTGACAATAACACTGCGGCTGCACTAGCAGATGGATTGCTTCCTGCTTCAGTGCAAGAGGGGAACAAGTACTTAGAGCAAATAGGTCGAGCAACCTTGCGTATGATATCGCTAGAAGAACAGTACAATGATTCTCGGAACTACAACTTGAGTTGGCCTATGTTAAAGAAGGTTGATGAGATGTACTCTCTTTATAAATCTGAGCACGGTAAATACGACTACACAGACATGATCAAGCAGTTTGTTGATCAAGGGTCTGCACCTTCCTTAGACGTTTTAATCGTTGATGAGGCACAGGATCTTACGCCGCTACAATGGGAACAAGTTAAGCTGTTAAGGTCTTCAGCGGAACGCATATGGTACGCAGGAGACGATGATCAAGCAGTACACAGATGGATGGGCGTTCGAGTGGAGCAGTTCATGGAAATCTGTGATGATGTAGAGATTTTAGAGCAGAGTTATCGAGTGCCCAACGCAGTTCACGCACTTGCTAATAGAATAGTTAGACGAATAGACACTAGGTATGAAAAGAACTGGTTGCCAACAAAGCATGAGGGAACGATTAATTATCATTCTCATTGGTATGATGTAGACATTGATCAGGGTTCTTGGACGATCATGGCTCGAACCAATAAAGTAATTAGTGCCATTGCACATGAACTAAGGGAGAACGGGTATTTATTTGAGCGGTTTGGCGTACCCAGTCTTAACCCAGATTTGATGAGGGGCATAGAAACGTGGAATACTTTGGTCGAAGGGTTATCGGTATCTGTTTCGCTTATTCGTGCGTTGTACAAGATTGCACCAAAGCAGGGGCCTAATGCTGTTATTAAAAGAGGCTTTGCTAAAACCTTGGAGTACGTCGAGGAAGATGTAATGCTTAACTATGACGAGTTAGTCCAGAACCACGGATGGATTGCAGAAAAAAAATGTCAAGGTAGTAGCATTGTAAATATGTCCTTGGACGACAAGAGCTACATGAGATCTCTTGTCAGTCGAGGAGAGGATCTTGGTAAGCCAAGAATAAAACTATCAACGATACACGCAATGAAAGGTGGGGAGGATGATAATATAATGTTGTTAACAGAGTCCGCTTACCCATGCGTTAACAGCAGATTTCCCGACGACGAACACAGGATTTTCTACACAGGTATAACAAGAACAAAAGAAAATCTTCACATAATAGAAACAAGTTCAAAGTACAGGTACGATATATGAGACGAGAAGAAATACTACAAAAAGCAGAGGGCTATATCAATGGTCCCAGAGCCGAGGACTATGGTGATGCAACCGTAAACCACATGCGTGTGGCAAGGTTGTGGTCCGTGATTCTTGATCAAGACGTTACAGTTGACCAAGTGTATTTATGCCTGGTGCAATTAAAAGTATCCAGATTAATCGAGACACCAGATCACGAGGATAGTTGGGTAGACATTTGCGGTTATGCAGCATTAGGAGGCGAAGAATGATAAACAGTACAGATGAGCAGTTCGAGGAAGACGTTCTAAAGAGCGATGTTCCAGTGTTAGTAGATTTTTGGGCGGAGTGGTGTAAGCCATGTTTGCAGATAGCACCTGCACTTGAGGAGCTTGCAGAAAAGTACCAGGGTAAAATTAAAATAGTTAAGATGGATATTGATAAAAATCCGGGGACACCAAGCAAGTTAGGCGTTCGTAGTATTCCTTCTTTGTTTTTGTTTAAGAATGGCGAGGTTATTTCCAATAGATCAGGTTCTTTTCCTAGAGATGCCTTGGATGTTTGGATCAGAGGCTCGATCTTATACGATGATGAGGAGAACTCTTAATGGTTAGAGGAAATAGTACATTATCATTTTGGGAGCGAGAAGAGTTTAATCTGATTGAAACGGATTGGACGGCTCCAGATGAGTTTCCTGATCTAACAAAATGCACTTACATGGCAATTGATTTAGAAACCTGTGATCCAAACTTAACAACACTAGGCCCAGGTTGGGCGCGGAACGACGGTTTTATTGTAGGGATTGCAATTTCTGCGGGAGACTTTGACGGATACTATCCGATTAAGCACCAAGGGGGAGGCAACCTTACACAACGCCGTGTTATGGAATGGTTAAAGGTTCAATTAGCAACGCCAAATATTCCTAAGATCATGCACAACGCAACCTATGATGCTGGCTGGTTAAGATGGGCAGGCGTTAAGATCGAGGGCAAGATCATTGATACGATGGTTGCGGCTCCATTGATTGATGAAAACAGATTTAGTTACAGTCTAAATAATCTTGGCAGAGATTACATCGACATGAGAAAGAACGAGAAGGGTTTAAGGGCGGCAGCTAAGAGTTTTGGTGTGGATCCTAAAAGCGAGCTGTGGAAATTACCTGCAAAGTTCGTAGGGGTGTACGCAGAACAAGATGCTCGAATGACCTTGAAGCTATGGAACAGGTTTGAAGTCGAGCTTGGTGCACAAGAGCTAACGTCTATCTTTGAACTAGAGACAAGCCTAATACCGTTAATGCTTGATATGCGTGAACGCGGTGTTCGAGTGGATGTTGATGGTGCGGAACGTGTGAAGAAAGATCTTCTGGCAATGAAGAAGGTTATTAATTTAGAGATTAAGAAAGACGTGGGCTTTGAAGTTGAGCCGTGGGTATCAACTAGTGTGGCTAAAGCTTTTGACTATCACAACATACCGTACAACAAGACAGAGAATTCTAACAAGCCATCGTTTACAAAGGCATGGTTGCAAGGGTGTCCGCATTCGATTGCCGCAAATATCTTACGTCTCCGGGAGTTAGATAAAGCGCAGAGCACTTTTATTGATAGTATTCTTAAACATGCACACAAAGGACGTATTCATGCGGAGTTTCATCAGCTAAGATCCGATGACGGAGGCACGGTGACAGGAAGGTTCTCCAGTTCTAACCCTAATTTGCAACAGCTACCCGCGCGAGATCCTGAGATTAAGTCCTTGATCCGTGGATTGTTTATTCCAGAAGACGGTGAGAGATGGGGAAGCTTTGATTACTCTAGTCAAGAGCCTCGATTACTCGTGCATTACTGTGCGTCTTTATCTGGATCAGACAGACATGCACAAATTGATAGCGTAATTGAAGAGTATCATAAGGGCGATGCTGACTTCCATCAGATGGTAGCGGACATGGCAGGCATTAAACGTAAGGAAGCTAAGACGGTTAATCTGGGAATTATGTATGGAATGGGTAAAGCCAAGTTGGCCGCTACAATGGGAATTAATTTAGAGGAAGCTAAAGAGTTACTTGAACTGTACCATGATAAGGTTCCGTTTGTTAAAGGTTTAGCGGACAAAGTTTCACGCATTGCACAAAAGAATGGAAAGATAACAACAATCTTGGGCAGGCGTTGTCGGTTTAATATGTGGGAACCTACGTCCTTTGGCTATAATAAAGCTATGAGACTTGAGGAGGCTCAAATAGAGTATGGACCTCAAAGGATTAGACGTGCGTTTACATACAAGGCACTTAATAAGCTGATACAAGGCTCGGCAGCAGACCAAACTAAGAAAGCTATGGCAGACTGCTATGCGGAAGGTTTAGTGCCTCTTATGACCGTGCATGACGAACTGTGCTTCAGTGTTGAAAGCGACGAACAAGCCGCCAAGATCACAGAGATTATGG